ATCGTCTCGCCGGCGGTGAATGCGGCACCGTTGGTGGTGGCCACCGTCTGGTTGGCCTGCGACGCGGTCAGGTCCGGGGCCTGCAACGTGAGCCCGGTCGTCACCATGGTCTTGTTGGTGACGAGCATCCGCTCCGAGTCGACGAGCAGGATGGATCCGACTCCGACCGAGGCGGAGTCCGAGAGGGTGATGGTGGTGGAGCTGGTCGACGAGACGATCGCGGCCAGGCTGCCGCCGGGGGTGGTGTCGGCGCGGTAGCCCCACACGCCGACCGCGGCGAGCGACTGCTGCCACGTCGGCCCGGCGGAGAACGCGGAGCTTGAGCCGAGGTTGATGTCGATGTGGGTGTAGGGGGGTCCGTCGTTGACCGGCTCCAGCAGGTATCCGGCCGCCGGGATGACGGTGCCGCCGGAGGTGAGTGTGGTGAGTGTGATCAGGTCGTTCTGGTCCAACCAGACCCGCCACGGGTACGCGCCCGATGTCGGGAGCTGCGGCCAGTCGAATTTGCGGGTGCCGGTGACCGGGTAGAACAGCCGCTGCATCTGCCCTTCGACACTGCGGCTGCCGGCGCCGATCGCCCGGTCGATCCGGGTGTTGGCGTACGCGGTCTCCTGCACGTCGAGCGCGGACTTGATGTCCTCGCGCGTGCAGGTCCACACGTTCGCGTCGCTGGTCGTCACCGTGCCTCGCTGTCTGGCCTAGCCGGGAACCCGGCGGGTGTCGAAGGGCTGTGAAGTTGTGTAGGTCAGGCGTGGATGTAGGTCCAGCCGTCGAAGTTGACCGTGTTCGCGGACACGAGGTTCGCGGAGCAGGTGAGCAGCCCGCCGGAGTCGATCGTCCACTGCGCCGCCGCGGAGCCGGTGCCGGTGAACTTGAACGTGTACGCGACGGTGGCCGGTGGCCGGGAGCCGGCCGGCAGGGTCGCGATCGTCGACCCGGCGGTGATACCGCCCGCGCCGATCGTCAGCTGCCCGACGAGCCGGGTCACCGACCCGGGTTCGTTGCGGGACTGGAAGTGCGGGGTGCCGTGGGAGGCCTGGGCGTTGAGTGACGCCACGTCCGCGAGCGTCTGGTAGCCGCCGGTTCCGCCGATGGCACCGAGGGCGTCGACGGAGAACAGCACCGAATCATCGGACAGGCACACCTCGAAGACGTGCACCGACGTGTTGTTGCCGGCCACGTTGGACTGGCAGCGGAACGCGACGCTCGTGGCGTCGTAGGCGCGGGAGCGTAGTTCGCCGCGTTCGTTGGCGTAGCCGGTGCGGTTGCCGGCGACCAGGTTCCGCCACAGGTCGGCGCCGCTGGTGCTGAACGTGGCCCGGTTGAACGTCGCAACGTAGGCGCCGGTGTTCGCGGACTCGACCCGCAGCGCTTCCCCCGTGCCGGAGGTGGCCTGTTGGGAGGCGACCATTGCGGGCACGTCGGTGGCGGCCGCGGCCTGGATGGCGTGAACAGCGGGCCGCCCGGGGTTGATGTTGCGTGTCTTGACGGACTCGACGTCGAGGCTCACCGTTCACCCCCTCCCGGGTCCGTGGGCTACTTCTTCGGGTTGACGGTGCTGCCGGTCGGCAGGTCGACCAGCTCGTGGCCGGCCTCACCGACGAGCTCCGGGGCGTGGTCGCCGTGGTGTTCGACCGCCCCGCAGTGCGGACAGTTCGGGGCGTCGACCGCGTACGGTGTGCCGCACCCGTCACAGATCCACAGGGCCATCAGCGTCTCCTCACGGTCCGGTCATGCCCGATGCGCCGTACAGGCCGTCACGCGGCCACTGGTAGCCGTCGACCTTGCAGAACAGCACCCCGGGCTGCGGGGCGGCGATCAACGGTTCTCCGTCGTTGGGGCAGGCGGACGGGGTTCGGCTGCGTTCGTAGCCGGCTTCGTACGCCGCCTCTTTGACGATGGCGAGGAGCTGGTCCCAGGCGATGACGGTTCACCACCCTCCACGGGCGCCTCGTCGGCCTCGGCCGCCGCCGGTTCGGGTGGGGCGGGGGTGAGGTATTCGGCGACGGTCATCCGCCCCGCGGACGGGTCGGCCTCCAATGCCAGCCCGGCGTTGGTGACCGTCCCGTCCGCGTGCGTCTTGGGCATGTCAGGCCGCCGTGATACCCGCGCCGGTGTCGTACGGCACGTAGGTGCAGGTCCACTGGATGGCGCCGGTGTTCGTCGCCGCCGTGTTGAGCTTGATCGACCCGACCGGGATGAGGATCCCGGCGCGGGTGCAGATGAGCGCCGCACCGGCGTTGGTGCCCGACAGGGCCGTGCTGAGCGCGGTGCCGTCGAGGGAGATGAGGGCACCGACCTCGTAGGCGTTGATGTCCAGCGTGCCGGAGATGTCCTTCGTGGTGCCGGTCGTCGGCACCGACTTGATTTTGATGGCGTTGGCCTGCGCCTGGATGACCGTGGTCACCTGTCCGACCAGGGAGGTGAGCACCACCCGGCCACCGGCCACGGTGAAGATCGTCAGATCGGTCGATGCCGGAAGGCTGGACGTGGTCCGGATCACCTGGCGGCCGAAGTCGAGCTGCCGCAGCGACGCGTCCTGGATGACGGTTGTCATGTCAGACCCCGACCGCGGCCAGGTTGGCCGGCTTGCGCTGCACCATCAGGTCATGCTGGATCGCGGCGACGGTGCCGGCACCGGTCGAGGTGACCTTGATGTACTTGTAGGTGTCGGACAGCATCGACCCGTCGATCTCGAACATGATCGCCGACTGGTTGGCCGCGGCGGTCGCGACCGCGGTCGCGGCGGCGGCCTGCGTGGTCAGCACCCACGCGTCGGAGCCGTCGCCGGTGCACGTGTGGAACCGGGTGATCTTCACCAGGTTCTGGGCGCCGGTGCCCGCGGCGTCCTTCGCTTCGACAAGGGTGTAGGTGTCGCCGGTCGACGCGAGGTAGCCGACGAAGGTGACACCCTCGGTCGCCTTGCACGACACGTACTTGCCGTCCATCGCGGGCATCGGGTTGATGAGCCTGCCTACCGCTTCCATGTGTTTCCCATCTCTCCCGGCAGGGTTTGAATGCTGCCGTGGTTGGGCCTACCGCCCCCGCCCGGCCGGCGGGGGCTCGGCCTAGAGCGATCAGGTCCTGGTGCTGGAGAGCTGCACGAACGGCGACAGGGTGTTGCCGTTGTTTTTGGGGGTGATCGCCGACTGGATCCACGGCCGCCCGTCGACCCGCTCGATGATCCGGAACGCGAGCTGGTCGTTGGCGAACTTGTAGTGCTCGCTGCTCGCGGCCTGCATGATCTGCCGGTCGCCGACCAGGTAGTACGACAGGTCGACCAGCGAGATGTCGCCGGTGGTGCCCAGCACCGAACACTTCTCGGTGAAGATCACCGGCCGGCCGTAGATCGTCACCGGGGGGGCGCCGACGATACCGTCGTTGTAGCCGCCGCCGGACATCCACACCGGCCCACCACCCGTACCCACGGACAGGGCCATGGTCGCCAACTGGGGGAAGGTGCCGATGTCGGCGATCCACGCCGCGTTCATCAGCGACGTGGGCAGCATCCGGGCGTACATCGCGGCCAGGTTTTCCACGACGATCGTGTTGGCGCCCTGCCCCGACACGGCGGAGGCGATGACCGCCGCGGGGCAGTTGATGAACCCGAGCGGCTCACCGACACCGCTGCCGGTCATGAACGCGACGTCCTCGAAGAACACGACCGCCTGCGGGAAGCGGGCGTTGAAGAACCCGGCGAACGCCGGCGCGTCGGCGACCAGCTCGTTGGGCACCACGCAGTAGCCGATCAGCTTGTGCGCGTCGAGCACGACCCGGCCGAACGAGGCCTGCGACTCGGTCAGCGGCCCCGACTCCTCGGTCCAGTAGCAGACGATCCCACCAAACACGCTGGACACGTTGGACGTGGAGTCGATGGTGGGGATCGGCACCCGCAGCGACTCCATCGGGATGACGGTGGCCCGGGGCCGGACGATCGCCTGCTCCAACGCGACCGACAGCAGCTCCGAGCGCAGCGTTTCGGGGATCAGGTACCCGCCGTCGGCGGGGACGACCGACCCGAACGAGTTTTGGATCTCCCGCGCCGCCGTCTGCTTGGCGTTGAGCTCCTGGTTACGGGCCGGCGACAGGTAGTCGCCCCGGTTGCACCACACCGTCTGCAAAAACTCGGCCGCGTCCTCGAACGTGTTGTCGAGCTTCGCACCGGGCGCCTTGCGGTTGTACAGCTTGTTGCGCCGTTCGGCCCGGTTCGCCGGGACGGTGCCGGCGCCCAGCGGCACCGGCGGCCTGCCGGCCTGGTCCTGCCCGTGTTCCTTGAGGAAGTTCGCGAGACCGCGCTGCACCTGCTCGGTGACCTGCTGCTCGATCGTCGTGTCCTTGTTGCGGACCGAGCCGATGTAGCCGGTGATGAACTCGGTGAACTTGTCGGTCGGCTTGCCCTGGTCGAAGAAGCCGGCGGTGACGGTTTCGTCGGTGAGCATGGCCTCGAACTCGTCGGGCCGGGTGGCGGTGATCGTCATGCGCTGGCCTTCCTGAGGGCGGCGGCCAGTGCCGCCGGATCGAACGGTGGCGGTGGCGGCGGGAGCGGCGGAACAGGTTGGGTGGCCGGTGGCGGGGCGACGTCACGGCCGGCGTAGTTGAAGATCGACAGGTTCCACGTGTTGTCCGGTGCGGTGCGCGCGGGCGCCTGGGCGACCTCGTCGGCCAGGCCGGCGGCAACGGCCTCGGCGGCCGTGTACCAGGTTTCGGCGAGCATCGCCGCCCGCCAGTCAGCGACGTCGCCGCCGGCACGCTGCGCGTAGATGTCGGCGATGTTGTTGGAGATCTTGTCCAGCAGGTCGGCGAGCTGGCGCAGGTCGCCGGCGTTGCCGATACACAACCCGGCCCCGTCGTGGATCATCATGGTGGCGTTGCGCGCCATGACCCTGCGGTCGCCGGCCTGCGCGATGAAACTTGCGGCCGACGCGGCGAGCCCGTCGACATACACCGTCACCGAGGCGGGATGCTGCTGCAACGAGTTGAAGATCGCCACCCCGTCGAACACCTCCCCACCAGGGGAGTTGATGTGCAGGTCGATCTGGGCGGCGGTGACCGCGGCGAGCTCGCCGGCGAAGTCGGCGGCGGTGATCCCCCAGAAGCCGATCTCGTCGTAGATGTGCACGGTGGCTGTGTCGGCCGTGGCGTTGTCGATGCGGTACCAGTCGCGGCGGCCCTGCTTGAGCTGGGCGACCGGCCGGGCGATCCGCAGCCGCGCGGCGAGCGTCTGCTCGAGCTGGTCGTCGCTGGAGCCTTTGGCGTCGTCGAGGTGCGCCTGGAGGTGGCGTTTCACTCCGGCCTTGTCGCCGTCGGGGATCGACGACCCGGACAGCCGGGCGAGCCCGTTGCGGCAGCCGGCCAGGTTCGCCGGCCCGCCCTTGGTCTTGTGGTGCGGAAACTTGTAGCTGGACTTCGTGTCGGGGTCGCCGTCCGAGTCGACCCAGGCGTGGCATGCGCGCAGCGTCCCGGCCGAGTTGGGCATGGCTTTGACGGCGGCCGGCCCGTCCCAGGGTTCGTCGACGGTGGCGGTGTGGTGCACGGCGGTCGCGGCGTCGAGGACCGTCGTGTCGCCCATCGCCCCACCCGCCCAAGGTCAACATGCCAAGATTCGCATGGATGAGGTCATGGTAGAGCACTCATGCGGGTTTACGCATGTGTCCGGGCGGGTCAGGTTTCCTCGGCCGGGCCGTCCTGCTCGTCGGAGATCGTGATGTACCCGTTCGACCAGCCGGCCGCCAACTCGTACAGACGTTCGTCGGTCAGGTCCGGGAACTTGTTGCGTGGACCCTCAACAACCGTCTTCGCCCGCCCGGTCGAATAGGTGAGCCTGCCCGCCTCGAGGCGAACCTCGTCGAGCACATGCCCGTCACGGGCCGCGGTCACCACCAGCATCAGAACACCGTCCCCCCGCCCTGCGCGTACCGGTTGAGCACATCCAACCGGGCGAGGGCCTGCACATACCAGTCGTGGCGGCGCAGCCGGGTGAAGTCGGCCTCCATGCCGGTGAGGGCCTGGCGGAGGTGTTCGATGTCGGCGAACGAGTAGTCACGGCTGCCGGTGACCGGCCCGGTCTCCGGGATCTCGATGAGCCGGTTGACGAAGTCGTTGCGTTGGGTCAGCAGCGCCATCGCCAGCGGGGACGCGTCGGTGTCGGTCCACGTCAGCCCGTGGTCGATCGCCACCAGCTGCCCGTCGGCGCCGACGAGCCAGTTGCCGCCGTTGCGGTCGAAGTTGCCGATGGTCACGTCGAACAGGGCGAGCCGGCGGCCGGCCGGCGAGTCGGTGAGCTGGTGCAGCCCGTCAAGGTCGTAGTCGCCGCCGGGCAGCGTGTACCGTTCCAGCCCGGTCGCCGCACCGTCGACGTAGGCCATGTAGACGGTGTCCCGGCCGTCGCGGACCACTTCGGGTGCCTGGATACCGCCGACCCGGGCAGCAAAGGTGGCGGACAGTTCTTCGGAGTTGGCGGCGTTGGCGGGGGTGGTGACCCCGGTGTTACGCCCGGTTTTGCGCACGGCCTTCGTGCCGTCGTTGAAGGTGACCAGCACCGTGTCGGCGGACATGCCGCCCCCCAGCGGCTGCTCCGAGGCGACACCGGACGCGATCGAGCCTTGCAGCGACCGGCCTTTCGGGCCGGGTTCGACCGGGCTTTCCTCGGTGCCGGGCCGCCACACCCCGACGATCGTGCCCCGACAGTTGCCCAGGCCGAGGCAGCCGATGTAGCCGCCGTACGCCCCGCCCGGATACGCCAGCTCAACCTGCGGCATCTGGTCGGTGTTGCCCAGCCACCGGCCGTCGACCTCGTGGCACGGGCCGCAGGTCCGGTCGTCGTTGTGCTCGGAGGCGTAGATCGCGCCGAGCGGGCCCTGCCGGTAGGTGTCGAGGCGGGCGGTGGTCGACGCCCCGTGCATCGCGTTACCGGCCTGCTGGCGTTGGCCCGCGTCGTCGAGGTCGTCGAGGACGGCGGCGACGTGGCTGGTCTTCTCGTCAACCGAGTCGCTGTCGCCGGCCTGCGCCGCGGCGCGCGCGGCCAGGTCGGCGAGGTGGTCTGTGACCCGGGTCGCCGCGTCACCGGCATGCTGGTGCATGTCGCCTGGGGAGGGGTGAACCGGGTCGACGGTGACACCCTGCGCGGCTGCCTCGTCGACGACCTGCCCGGCCGCGGCACCGGCGACCTCGACCATCGACCGCAGCAGCCCCGCCGCCAGCCCCGCCGGATCCAGGTGCAGCACGTCCGGTGTGACCGGCCGGCCGGCCTCTAACAGTCGCCGGACCTGGCCGACGAGATCGGTCTTGTGCGCGGCGACCAGCGGCGCCCACACCGCGAGCAGCGCGATCACGGCGGCGGCCAGCACCTCCGCCGCGGGGGTCACATCCGGCAGCCCGTCGGGCGGGACCGGCGCGGCAGGCTGGCCGGACGGTGCCGGCGGCGGAGCCGCGGCGGTCAACCTTTTGGGCCGCCACCAGCCGGCAGCGCCGGCCGTCCCCCACCACTCGGCAGCCGGTTGTCCCAGTTCGACTCGTCGGCTGGTGGCCGGCCACCACCCGCGGTCTCCGCGGCGATCGTCGACGACGAGCGGGTGACCGTCGCCGGGTCCCACTCCATCTCCGGCAGATGCGCGGCGGCGGCAACATCCTTGCCGGAGTAGCCGGCCAGTACGAGCATCTGCGCGCCGCGGGCCCGGTTGTAGAAGATCTCCGCGTCCTGCGCCTCATCCTCGGCGACCGGGGAGTCGTAGTCGAACTCCAGCCCGGCGGCGGCCTGCCCGAACTTGGGTAGGTACTGGGTGTTCAACAGTTCCCGCCACCGGTCCAGGCGGGGCACCGCTTGACGGCGTGCGAACGTGATCTCGGCGGCGGTGGCGTTGGCGAGGTTGACGTCGTCGGCGTCACCGAGCATGTGGCCGTGGATCCGGAACGCCTCACGGATCGCATCCCGGGACACTTTCCGCAGCTCCGCGAACTGCATGTCGTCGTGCGAAAACTTCCGGTCGACCCATTTGCCTTGTTCCAGGATGGCGACGCGGTGTGCGTTGGAGATCCCGCGGTGCTGCTCCTGCCAGCGGGCGCGCAGCTCGTTGAACGCGGTTTCGCCCAACCGGTCCGGGACTTCGATGATCCCACCCGGTTCGGCACCGTTTGAGAAGAAGTTCCGGTTCCAGGCGACCGCGGCGGCGATCGACTCGGCGTCGGCCAAGATGGCGCCGACCGCACCCATGCCCCGGTACTCGTCGAGCGGGTTCGGGATCTGGATGCCCATCACCTGATCCACCCCGAGCGGGATCTTCTCCCCGTCCGGCCCGTGGTAGATGTAGCCGGCCAGGTAGTCCGTCGCCGACGGCACGGGGGTGATCCGGTCGGGGCGGACCAGCCACAAACCGAGCGGCACCCCGGGCATCGCCGGCGACGTGGACGTCAGGATCCAGCCCTCACCGGTCAGGTCGATGTGCTGCTGCCCGGCCTCACGCAGCCGCAGGCCGGAGTAGAACTTGTTGGGCCGGTTCCAGGTGTCGAGGGCGGCGTGGGCGCGTACCTCGGTGCGGTCGTCGGGGTCGCCTGACGCGGCCGGCCGCCACAGCCGCCAGCGTGCCGACGCGGTGGAGGTGGCGAGCAGGTCAACGATCGCGAACAGGGTGCCGACGCTGCCCATGGCCGCCATGTTCCGTACCGCGCTGCCGCCGGTCGACTGGCCGAACAGGTTGCCGGTCAGGTTCCGGCCGGAGGTGAGGGGAACGGGGGGTTCGGCGGCGGTCTTGGCCCCGCGGACCGCGGCGACCAGCTCACCGACCAGCGACCTCACGCGCGCCTCGGCTCCGGGCAGTAGTCCACGAGGCGCACCTCATCGCCGGAGCGCTCGAAGGCTGGGCAGCACAGACGGCCCTCGATGTCGTCCGGCGCACTCGGGTCGTACACCTGCACCAGCCAGGCAGCGGATCCGTCCGGAGCGGTCCTGAAGTCCACGACGGTCCAGCCCGGCCACTCCTTGACTGCGCTGAGCGCCTCGTCGGCGACACGCATCGCGAACCGGGCGCTCATGGTCGTTCCTCGGCGCCGCAGTCGCCGTGCTCGTCGCACGCTTGCCGCTCGTCGAGCTCGTCGTGAGCGATGTCGTAGCAGTCCTGGCAGTCGAGCCGCGGATCGTCGGTCATGGTCGTTTGACCAGGTATTCGAGGATGAGCAGCGACACGGAGCCGACAACGATCCCGGCCCAGTGCGCCCCGTACGCCCAGGCGGCGAACGTGAACCCGGCCAGCGCGGTGACGGTCAGCGTCAGCGACCGCAGCAGCGCGAGCATGCCGACCAGGCGCGGCCCGTTGGCCTTCA